TGCTCAGTATCCAAACGCATACAACTTCATTTTTACACATAAAGCTCCGCTACTTGATCCAACCGCTCTCATGCAGAAGCACGATTTTGTAGATGGATTTAAGAGCTCATTTGCTGATAAGCTTCCTGATCATATTCGTAAAGAGATACAAAAATATAGAGAAACTCGGTTAACAAATACATCTATTACATGGTCCTCATATTCAGATTGCCCATTCGTCAATAAGCAAATGGTTATTGAATATAAAACAATTGGTTCTACTGGTTGGTACTCAAAGATGTACTCTATTATGGTCTCTATTGCAGCTAACGCAATCAAACGCGGATATCCAATTTCTCCAGATGAAATTTCGAGACTGTGTACAGAGATCGATCAAGATACTGGTGGATGGTATAAGAGCAGACCATTAGTCCTTGAGGCTGCTAGAGCGATAGACTATGCGCTAAAAGCGTGACAATTTTGTGATTCTGGCACCCTTACTCAGGAGAAAGTCATATGTAACTGAATATCATAGGTATATTACTAGTGTACATTTGGTCCATATATGGTATAATTAATACTGTAACCAACCAATAAGAACTATAAAATATATTATGAAAACTACTAAAGAAATGACTACAGCTATAGATAACCTTTACGAAGTTATGAAAGCCAGCTATAATCGCTTTATGAAAGGTGATGATGATATTAGCGCTGAGATGCGAGAAGAATTCGCAGCCTCTGTCAGCCACGCAGTCGGTAACAAATACATCGCAATCAGGACAGGTGGCGGAGCTCACTCTTTCATCGTTAATACCGATAAAGATAAGAAATTCGCGTATGGTGATATTCTTAAAGCCGCAGGTCATAAAGCACCAGCTCGAAACTTTGCCCGCGGAAACATCTTTGTCAATGAAGATCTTACTAAGATTGCATGGACTGGAGCATAATAGACTACTAACATTAACGATCAACCTCAACTAATCTCAAATTAATATGATGTACAAAATTCATCTAATAGTTTATAATAATATATTATGCAAAATCTAGTTAAAGATATACGTAAAACATTCGTACAGAAATTCCTCCATAACGAGTTTGTTACCGATAAAACAGGAGTAAAAACCATTGAAATTGTTGGTGCTTCATTCTTAGCGAATGAAGTTGCTATCTTTGGTACACCCGACCAGAATTACATCGATCGCGAAATCCAGTGGTATGAATCGCAATCGTGCAATGTGAATGATCTTGTTCCAACTCCAAAGATTTGGCAAGAAATATCAGATAAAGATGGTATGATTCATTCAAACTATGGTTATCTAATATTCAGTGCTGAAAATAAACATCAGTACAAGCGCTGCCGCGAGCATCTCTCTTTGGATCAAAATACTCGCCGTGCTGTAATGATCTATACACGACCAACTATACATACTGAGTATAATCTCAATGGTATGTCTGACTTCATCTGTACGAATGCTGTTCAGTATCTTATTCGCGATAATGCACTTCATGCTATTGTTCAAATGCGATCTAACGATGTTGTCTTTGGCTATCGTAATGATTCAGCATGGCAAGAGTATGTACTTAACAAGTTGGCTAATGATCTTGGTATTCCACCAGGTGGCATAACTTGGCAGGTCGGTTCTCTCCACGTATACGAGCGCCATTTTAAGTTTATTGAAGATTATATCGATAATCAAAAGAATAACCTTGATAAACTTAAGACTCTCGCTAATGAAGCTCATCGCGACTATAACCAAGCGGTAAGAGAATTTTACAGTTAATATGAAATTCAACGCAGCTGACTTAAACGCTTCTTTCTCGAGCTAATATGATTGAAAAAATTGCAGAAATAATTAATAACCACACATATGTGGTAGATGAGTGGTTGCTCAATAGACTCGACGAAGAGGCGAAGAAACCAGCATATAGCAGTCGTGAAAATGTAGATGCTCTTGCTCTTGAGATAACGGCTAAACACATTGGTCTAATGAAAACTTTAGACAAAGTAGAGAACGAAGCCTATCAATGGAGACATGATTGGGCATTTACAGATGAAGTATTAATTGATTTGAAACGAAAGCCAAGTCAATACTCTAATGTATCTCTAACTGGAATATTGAAAATGGTTGATTCATATAATCGCAATCAGCTTACTCATATTGTAGCATTCTCTCAAAACATAGAACACGACTATAAGATTGGACAAGAGTTGACATTTAAGTTTGAAGGAATGCTTCCATTAAAAGAGGCTATTAAAACCGCGTTTAAAACTTCTAAAGGTTACAGTCTTCTAAACGTTAATCATTTACAACACGTATAAATTATAGTATAATATTAGTATGAAAGAATCAATTAAAGTATTACAAGAATGCGCTGAGCTTCAAACATCGAAGGGCAACGATTACCAAAACCCGAATAGCCGTATTCGCCAAGCAGATTATTATCCGCGTGGTATATCAACGATTATCGACATCGTTCACGCGAAGGTGCTACGAATGCAGTCTGTGCTTGAAGCAATGGAAAACGATCCAAACTATAATCCAAACTTTGAGTCTCTCGAAGATTCATCAAAAGATTTGATTAATTATGGTTCGTTCATCGTTGCTTATATGCGAGGAGGAATGGATGGTCAAGATCCTGAACGTGACTTCCTTAATCGCAAAGAACAGATTGCTGATGACAACAAATAAATGGCATAAGCGATATATCGAGTTGGCTCGTACTATTGCCCAATGGTCCAAAGATCCTTCAACTCAGTGTGGTGCAGTGATCATCGGAAAATTTGGTCAAGTACTATCTCAAGGATATAACGGCTTTGCCCGTGGAATGAGTGATGATGAAGAACTCTATAATAATCGCGAATCGAAGTATAGTCGCATTGTCCACGCTGAGATGAATGCAATCTATAACGCTTCTCGCTCTGGCGTATCTCTTGCAGGAGCTACAGTATATATACATGGACTTCCGTGTTGTCACGAATGCGCTAAAGCAATGATTCAAGTTGGCGTTAAAGAAGTTGTTATGGGCACATCAAATAATATACGTTGGAATGAATCATGCGGAACAGCAACTGACTTTCTAAATGAAGCCAATGTAAAAATCACCTATATATAATACATGGTTAAAACAACAAAATATTATGATGAGTTTATTCGCTATTTTCATTTAGCTAAAGACCAACAAGAAAAATCAAACTTAGGTCATATACCGCATAAGGATTCTCAGCTTGGAGATCCTCTTATGGAGAACATTGAGCTCTATGATGTTGTTGAAAGGAAGTTCGCTGGCTTTAGTCAGATCGTGAATGATTGCTTCTATGGTTGGTCAGAAGATCATCCATACTGGTCAAGAATGGAAGCTGGTCTTTATACACATCAACGAAAAGAAGTAGCAGCGAATTGGAGTAATAAGAGAGACACATTCGGACTTTCTGAATGGCTCTATCTCTTCATTCTCCATCGTGTATGTGGTTCAGCTATTAACTATGCAACGAAACCAAGCGGCTATCATAACACTCTTTTGTTTGATCTATGGCAATCTGATACAATCGAAGAAATGTGTGAACAAGTGAAGTCTACTAAAAAGACGTTTTACACTTCAGTTGGTTATCAGTTTCCAGCATTTCCAAAACCACCAAAGCCTCAAGTAGAATCGGCTCCATTGTTTGGTATCGAAGGTGATTATGTATACAAGCGTGGAGGAGATTACTTCCTATGCGAGTATGCACCACGTTTGGCTCGTGACTTAGCATCTTTCTTAGAGAAAGGCGGTAAACGCAATCTCCGAGAAATTGGTGAATGGATGTTTAAATGGAACCAAACGAATGGCCTAAGAGTATACCGTTTTCAATATGCGGCAATCATTGCAGACGTTGCTGATTGGTTTCCGCAATTTGTCAATCTTGAGTCAATGTTCTATTATGGAACAAATGCTGTTGAGTGCATTGGTTATTTGGCAGACACGCCTAATGGTAAGGGTAAGAAGTCAGAAGAGTTCTTAGACTCTGTAATGGAAATGATTTATACCGATACTGGTTCAGCACCGTATAACGCAGAAGATGTTGCATGCGACTATATTCGTTGGATTGAAAACTATGTCCGTCCTGGAGCCGATTATGCAGATGTAAATATGGATACATTATGGAATTCATCGAGCATTAAAGATCATCCATATGGAAGACAAAAAGCTATGTTAGATTTTGGTTTAATCAAAACTTTCAATGGTATTAAGAATCACCCTTCAGATGATACTATTCTAAAACAAGCAGGAATGACAGTCGAACAATACAAAGAAAAATGCAAAACACTATAGAAGATTTCATCGATGATAGCAGCACTAATAAGATTATCTATCCAAATTCGTCTGAACCAATCTTAAAGAAAGGCAAGCCGACTAATTGTCTATTAGAAAACTACTCTCTCGAAGAACGATTTCAAAAGTTCTTTGAGTTCTGTAGAGCATACGATGTAAGAGAAGAACCTCTACTTAAAGCAAATCCACAACAGTTCTCTCATCGATTACACTGGGATGAAATGCCGTATGTAGATGAGATGAAGGACGAGAAAGATCTCAAGACGCTTTTGCATCACACTATTGTATGGTCATTCAGTAACGAGCATTGGCTAACGTTTAGAGCATTGCGCGATCATGGTATCGAAGCTATGAAGACTCGGTTTGAAACTGAAAGGCATGCTCGCTCTGATCTTTTTCAGATCTACTATCCAAAGGGAACTATCGTACGAGATTGGTTGTGTGAAGTTCCTCAACAAATTGCAGAAGATTGCTATTCGATTCTAGAATCTGATAGGAGACTTACAATGATGGAGTTAGCATCTAAGTTAGAACGACACACTAAAGAGAAGTTTGGATTTCGTAATGTGATGTATCCGTTTAAGAATCTCTCTCGCCATATCGCAATGGCTCGTCCTGATTTGGTAGATCCAGAATCATGGGTTACTCCAGGCACATTGTCATTCTATGGATTATGGCAACTCTTTGGAGGTAAGAACCTATTCGGTAAAACAAAGTTTGAATTAGATGAATCGACTGGAGCATATAAACCGATCAATGATCCAGCAAAGGAGCTTGTTCGCCAATTCAATGAGGTCGCAGCTCATCCAGATAATCCAATGAAGCGCCAATATAATATCAATATCGAAGATAAGGCGTGTATGTGGTGTAAGCATCTGTTTATTCGGCATGGTATAAAGGGAACTACTAAGAAAATCCCATATGATTGGGTCTATCCGAAGACCTTCTCATTAAAAAAGTAGTTTACAAAGTAGGCTAAATACTGTATAATAGGGTTATGTCACACGATACGCATACAATAGATAACTGCAATAAGGATATCGAAGTCTTACGACTGCAAGGCATAAGTACCCGCGCAGAGGCCCGGGAGTACTATTTGGATTTAGCAAAAGATTGGGAAGATCCTAATCCACCTCCAGTTGTTAAGATGCATGATGGTGTTCGAGTTGTTCGAGACGATCTGCTTGTTGGTAGTAAGATCCGAGGAGGAGATCTTTTAGTTTCTCAGATCAAACAGAAGACTCTCGTCTATGTTCAACCTCGAACTGGACTAGCAGGTGTATCTCTCTTAGAGGTTGCAAAGCGACATGATAAGAAGGTGAAACTGTTCATGCCCTCTTCGAAACAGATCTCACATCACCAAGCATGCTGTATTGAGAAAGGTGCTGACTACGAGTTTCATCGTATTGCTGCTATGCCTAATCTGAACGCTATCGCGAAGAAGTGGGCAGATGAACAAGAAGATGCTTTCTTTATTCCTCTTGGCTTGAAACACGAGTTAGTGACTGCAGGATTTGTAAAAGTAGCATCTCAAATCCCTGAACCAGAAGAAGTGTGGACCGTCATTTCGACTGGCGTATTGCATAGAGCATTACAAATTGCTTGGCCAAATGCTAAGTTCCACTGTGTTGCAGTTTCTCGTAACATGAAAAGCGGGGAGATCGGTCATGATAGTATCATTTCCCATCCTCTTCCCTTTACGACTGCGATTAAAGAAGATCTTCCACCGTTTCCCTCAGTTAATACCTACGACGGTAAAGCGTGGAAGTATATTCCTAAAAACACTGGAAGAGACATTCTTTTCTGGAATGTTGGGGCTTCACCGAAACTTGAAGATGAATCACTCTACGAAAGCATAAACTCATATAGAAAATGGAAGAAAGATGAAAAAGATACTATTAACTAGTTTAGGACCTATATCAAATAAGATACACTCTCATAAAGCAGCGCAGGCTATTATCTATGCTGATCAGCTCAGCGAAGCGCGTTATGACGTAACTATCAATTTGGTGTCAGATAAGATTAAAGACTACACACCATACGATGAGATCTTTTTCTATCATGGTAGTGATTGGAGCGGTGGCCTTAATCTCTTTGGTGGCATTCAAGCCTATCCAAACAAAGACTTCTTAGTTGCTCTATCTAACTTCAAGGGTAAGGTAAACTCTATCATTGTCGACTTCCCTGATTATGCATCAATGTTTGAGGATCGACTAACGAAGGCTAATCTTACATGGAATGAAGTTGATTGGAATAATCTAAAGAAGTTGCAGGCCGATGCAATTACAGTAGATCCAAATACGATTAGACATTATACAAACATCTCATTTGGAGATAGTCACGCGATTTGTATGTATCGTCCTCAATGGGAAAATGTATCTGTTCCATTCTCTACACTGCATGGTTCTATCAATCGTGGGTTTGAAACATTCATTCCTAAAGATCGAGAGTATGATAAGATCGAAACATATTTTGGCAACATTGATATACGACATCACCTATGCAGATTCGATAATCCAATCGAAGAAGCTGAAAAGCTAGCAGATCGATACAGTGCTGAACTCTACCGAATTTCTAGAGCATATAGTGCAAGTGTTATTCCTTGGGAACCACTTCCAATTGAGAACGAATCTCGCAAAGTGCCGAAAACTGGTTGGTATAAAAAGACTCCATTCTATGGATCATGGCAAGAACGAACAGATGTACGTCAAGCATTTATTGAAAGACTTAAAAGTCATACAACAGTGTATATGTGGACGGCAAATCTAAAGAATACTATTGGAGAACTCAGNTTCGATGTAATGGAAAAACCACAATCGGTTCATCTATCTCGAGCATCATATCCTCATTGGCAGGGTAAAAACTGGACAGAGCCGACTGGAGGATTAGACGCGTTCTTCCTATAGCACTTAGGCATTTACAAAGACCATTAAAAATGGTATAATTACACCTTAAATTAACAACAATTATGTCACTACTAGAAAAACTAAAAAAATCAAGTCGCACATCAGGCGCAGAGATTCTCTCTGAATCAAAGTTCTTTTCCGAAAAGGAAATGACTAAAACATCAGTGCCGATGATTAACGTCGCACTCTCTGGTTCCACTCAAGGTGGTATCTCTTCAGGTCTAACAGTCCTCGCTGGTCCAAGTAAGCACTTCAAAACATCGTTTGCCCTTTTGATGGCTGGTGCTTATATGAAGAAGCATAAGGATGCAGTTCTCATGTTCTATGATTCGGAGTTTGGTTCACCACAATCGTACTTTGAGAGTTTCGGTATTGACACATCTCGTGTACTACATACACCTGTTACCAATATTGAAGAACTCAAATTCGATCTTGTTCATCAGCTTACTGAAATTGATCGTAAGGATAGAGTGATGGTGGTGATTGATTCTATTGGTAATATTGCATCGAAGAAAGAAATTGATGATGCTGAGAATATGAAATCAGTTGCTGATATGACCCGAGCAAAAGCTCTTAAAGGTCTATTCCGCATGATTACACCATTCTTGACTCTTAAAGATATTCCTCTATTGGCAGTCAATCACACGTATCAAACACAAGAGATGTTCTCAAAGGCAGTTGTGTCTGGTGGAACTGGTGTAATGTACAGTGCAAACGATGTGTGGATCATCGGTCGCCGCCAAGATAAGACAGGTACCGAAGTGCAGGGCTATCACTTCATTATTAATATTGAGAAGTCTCGCTTTGTGAAGGAGAAGTCTAAGATTCCAATTAGTGTAAGTTGGGACGGAGGTATCGAGAAGTGGTCGGGCCTATTGGATCTTGCTCTTGAAACAGGTTATGTCGTTAAACCTAAGAATGGTTGGTATATGGCAATGAATCCTGCGACAAAGGAAGAATTGAGTGGAAACCTTCGTGCTGCACAAACAATGACTGAAGAGTTTTGGACAAATATCTTTGATAAGACAGACTTTGAAAAGGCTATTGAGAAACGATATAAGGTTGCTCATGTTTCTATGCTTGAAGAACTTCGCACTAAAGATGAAACACTTACAAAGGAGGTTGTTGAAGATGAAGATTCCTAAGTACACAATGGTTGAAAAAGAAGACGTAGATTACTTCGGCTTCAAGATTAAAGAGGGAGAATATAAGGATGTTGTATATTTCTATGGTGAAGTAAAGATCGAGGAAAATGAAGAAGAGGACAACGCAGTCCTCAACTTCAATTATAAGATTGACAATGGGAATGAACAGTATAGTATAGAACAATTAGAAGACTCTGTTAAGTTCAATGACTTAATGGGTGATATCCTAGCAACCATATTAGATACCAAAAATACAGAGGATGACAAAGGACTTACAGACGATAATTCTTAATAACTTAATATACAATGAAAACTTCACAAGAAAATCATTACCCCACTTAAAGGTTGAATACTTTGAGAAGTTTAATGCACCTGTATATAAGTTAATATTATCTTTTATAAGTACATACAATAAACTGCCTAATTCTGCGGCTCTAGAGATAGAGTTTCAGAATTCGGATCATGTTTCTCGAAATGATGCGAATGAGGTCCTATCCCTCATTCGAGCGCTGGACAAAGAAGAGAAGGTTGATGACACGTGGCTGACTGACTCAACCGAGAAGTGGTGTAAAGATCGCGCCGTTTATCTTGCTATCATGGAATCCATTGAGATCATTGATGGTAAGAATAGTGATAAATCTGAAGGTGCCATCCCCGAAATCCTATCTGATGCACTTGGTGTTTCGTTTGATTCAAACGTTGGACACGATTATATCGAAAACTCTGATGAGCGATTTGCTTTCTACCATAAGAAAGAAAACAAGATGCCATTTGATATTGAGATGCTCAACACCATTACAAAGGGAGGTGTTGGTCGAAAGACACTGAACATCATTCTTGCTGGTACAGGTGTTGGTAAGAGTTTGGCGATGTGCCACTTCGCCGCCGCTGCTCTTACCGAGGGCCAGAGTGTCCTCTACATCACATTGGAAATGGCGGAAGAGAAGATCGCTGAACGTATCGATGCAAACTTATTTGATATTGATATTGGAGATATTGAGAATATGCCCAAGGAGTTGTTTGATACCAAGGTGAAAAAGATTCAATCTAAGACTCAAGGAAAGTTAATCGTTAAGGAATATCCGACTGCTGTGGCGCATGCTGGACACTTCCGTGCTCTTCTAGAAGAGTTAAAGATGAAGAAAGATTTCAAACCTGATGTCATCTTCATTGATTATCTTAACATCGCAGCATCTTCACGAATGAAAGGTCTCGGAGGTTCAATCAACTCATACTCATATGTCAAGGCTATTGCCGAAGAACTTCGAGGCATCGCTGTTGAATTCAACGTACCAATCTGGTCTGCAACTCAGGTTACACGAACAGGATTCGGTAATTCTGATGTTGAGATTACAGATACTTCAGAATCATTCGGCTTGCCAGCAACTTGTGATTTAATGATCGCACTAATCTCAACAGAACAGCTTGAAGGTATGAATCAACTCATGGTGAAACAACTTAAGAATCGATATAATGACCCAACACAAAATAAAAGATTCGTTGTTGGAATTGATCGAGCCAAGATGAGATTGTATGATGTTGAAACTTCGGCTCAGAATCTATCAGGTGATGGATCATCTAATTCCACATCCACACAGTCTGATACAGACTTCTCAACATTCAAGATTTAATATGATTACAATATCGATAAGCGGTTCGACTAAGTCTGTGAGAGAGGAGATTGAGAGTGCCTTCTTCTTCTATGTTAATAGACTTATGCCAAGACTGAAAACACTTGAAGTGGATGTAAAGTTCATAAGAAACTTGGCTGGAAAGGAATGTCTTTACGGCGACTGTACATGGAATGATAAAAACCATCAGCCAAGGGATTTTACGATCAGACTTGATTCTGCGATAGATCTAGATTCGATTCACGATACCTTTGCTCATGAAATGATTCATGTGAAACAGTATGTGAGGGGTGAGCTAGTTGATTTGATTCGAACTCCAACTACCTGTAAATGGATGGGAGAAACAGTTGATTGGACTAAATTAGAGGATAATGAGCCTTGGGAAATAGAGACATATGAGAGATCAAATATCTTATATGAAGAGTGGAAATGTTATAAATAGTATAAACAAAACACTAACAATAATTTATGGGATATATGCAATCATTTAAAGAGTTTATAGTCGAGGCTGTAGGATTAACACCTTCGGAGTTGAAAAAAGCGGCCACAGCTGGGCCATATAAGAATCAAGAGCGGACTGATATCCTTGCGGATCTTATCAAAAAACAAACACCATTGGAACTCATTAAGGGTAAGGATATCATCATTGCCAATGTTCCAGAGACATTGGAGAAGATCGCACAGTTTAAAAAGGATGGCAAAACCTTTGAAATGACGGGTGTTAATGGTCGCACCATTAAATCTTCCATGCTGAATAAATCAAAATATTTTGGTGGCGGCGCAGGGGCAGGTGGTGGAACAAAGCAGACAGCAATTGGTGAATCTGCACAATGTGTATGGATGGCTGCCATGTTGGAAATTGGATCTGCAATGCCAATTGATAGTTTCACTGATAAAGTTCTTACTAAAGCATTTAAGTCTGTAAGTGTCGGAAAAACAAGTCTCAAAGAAATCCTTGCTATTGATGATAGTTGGAAAATGTCATCTTATCTAACTGCGCAGTATGCTATGGACAAGGGAATCATTGAAAGAGGTATGATTTTTCATAGAGATGATAAACTCATGAAGGCGATTTATTCCGCTAAAGATACTGCGTTTAAGAATAACGGGTTTAAACCACTTAAGGACGATAAGTGGAATCCTGGCGATATTTGGGCTGAAGAAAAGGGTTTCAATATCAAGGAACTTGATACATCTAGCTTAGAGGGCCTCAATAATGATATTTTAGATCTATATCTTCAACAAAGACTAGTTGGTATTTCATTGAAAAAGGTATCCAGGGCTGTTACCAGTGTTGAGAAGAATGTTGAGAGACCACCACTAACAAGTGATCATAAATTTTCTGCGGGGCGTATCAAGTCTGTATCAAAAGGTGAATGGTATACAACCAAATCTAACTTTATAGACTTTCAAGGTGGCTGGATGTCATTGAGTGCAAACAAGGCCTTTGGCTCACACAAAGTGGAGATTAAAGGTAAAGGTGCCCGCGGCGGTGGTGCATCTTGGGGAGTAATTCAAGATGCGGCTCAACGAGTCTATGGAGGTAAGAAACTACCTAAGAATTCTGATATGGCCAAGGAGGCCAAGTTGATCGTGGCCGGTGATAAAAAGGCTGTCAATAAGTTCACATCGATGCTCCAGAAGTTTGATAAGACAATTTCATCTGAACAGGTCGTTGAAGAACTTGGAAAAATGAAAAGTAAGGCAGCTGCAGTGTGGCTTCATGGAAAACTTGGTGGATTACACATTCTCAATTTGATCCACCAAGGTGGCACAAAGGCGGATCAGTTTGTTACACAGATTGTTAATTACGCAGGTAGTTCAACATCAGATTCTAGTGCATACATAAAGTTAACCGAAAAATAATGAGTCAATTGGAAACAGCCCTACGATTCCACAGAGAGAATCAAATCCCATTAGCACATAACATTTTCCGACCACACTCGGAGAATTACTATAAGTTATTTGAATATGCTAGACATATGAAAGAATCTGCATTAAATCCATTGAATGAGTTTGATGAATATCTTTTATCAACAGATATCGGCAAACTTGCAATGTATGAAGGTGTGGAAGTGCCTTTAGATCATCCATTGATTGAAGCAGAATATAAAGGTGATGAAGTCGAATTGAATAAACCAAAACGTGGCGGTAAAAAGAAGTTCTACGTTTATGTTAAGAATGATAAAGGTAATGTAATCAAGGTTCAATTCGGGGATACATCAGGTCTTAAAGCTAAGATTGATGATCCCGAAGCAAGAAAATCTTTCGCCGCTCGACACAACTGTGCAGCAAAGAAAGATAAAACAAAAGCTGGCTACTGGTCATGCAATCTCCCACGATATGCCGCAGAACTTGGTTTAAAAGGCGGCGGCAACTTTTTTTGGTAATATGAGTAAACCATACACAGATAAAACAGAAGGCAAACTAAAGATTCGTACATTTGAATCTAACATTGAATCGGATGAATTGGTTTGGCACCGTGATCGAGCAGATCGTGTTATTACAGTGCTAGAAGGTGATGGATGGATGTTTCAAATGGATAATGAAGTTCCTCAACTATTAGAGGCTGGAGATATTCTTAATGTATCCAAAATGGCTTATCATAGAATCTATAAGGCAGGAACAACGCCACTCAAAATCAAAATAGATGAATCAATGAAAACATTTAAAACATTTTGTGAAGAGACTGAATTAGAAGAAGGGTATGCTATCGATACTACACGTTGGCAATTCTCACATAAAGGACAGAGTCCCAAAGGAGAAGGAAACTGGGCATTTGATTACAGCGCATCAATCATTGGCGGAGGCGCAGCTTCGTTGGATCAAGATACGTTTTTCGCAAAATCACAATCAACATATAAGGATGCACTAAAACAGTTGACCAAATTCTTGAAAAGAAATTTAAGAGTTAAACCCAAAGATATTAAGATCAAACTTGCTCCATAATGAAAACATTTAAAACATATCTATCCGAAGCTTCCAAAGCCGGTAAGAATACTCACATGCAACATCTTGAGGATGCAGTCATCTATGGCGGTGTCAAAGGAACTAGAGAAGCGATCTTTGCTCTCCGCTCTTTAAGAGATATGCTAGCAGGAAATAGTAATTCTTCAACTGATGTAACAGTCAAATGGGATGGAGCACCTGCAGTTTTTGCTGGCATCGATCCAGAAGATGGTCAATTCTTTGTTGCTAAGAAAGGAATCTTTAATGCAAATCCTAAGGTATATAAGTCAGAAGCTGAAGTACGGAATGACACATCTGGCGATCTTGCAGAAAAGTTAGTGATTGCATTCAATGAGTTGAAGGATCTTGGTATTAAAAATGTAATTCAAGGTGATATCATGTTTACTAAAGGTGACTTAGGTAATGAATCGATCGATGGTGAGAAGTATATTACCTTTCAACCTAACACTATTGTTTATGCGGTACCTGCAAAATCAGCACTCGCCAAAACAATACAAAAGGCAAATCTCGGAGTTGTATGGCATACTACATATACAGGAAAAGACTTTGAATCAATGAAAGCATCCTTTAAGGTTGATTTAAAAGGCCTCAAAAAGAAAGCTTCTGTCTGGTATCAAGATGCTAACTTCAGAGATATTTCAGGTAAGGCGACTCTATCAGCGATTGAAACAGAACAAGTATCTAAAGCACTTGCTAAAGCTGGTAAGATATTCCAACAGATCGCAAGTTCAACTCTTAAAGAAGTTGAATCTAATCAAGCTCTTGCAATAAAACTTGAGACATTCAATAACACCCTTGTTCGTAAAGGACAACGTATTGGAAATACGACTAAGCACGTTCAAGATCTTATCACATGGTTTGATGAGAAGTTTAAGAAGGAGTATGAAAAACGTTCAAGCGAAAAGGGTAAAGCGAGTGTTACAGCAAAGCATGAAGAGGAAATGAAGTTCTTCTCGAAAGAGAATAAGAAAAACCTTGATCTAATGTACCAATTGCAAAATGCGATTGTTGACGCTAAGTTGCTTATTATAAGTAAACTAGATCAAGTGAAACAACTTGATACATTCATTCGCACTAAGAACGGATTTAAGGTTACTGGATCTGAAGGCTTTGTTGCAATCGATAGAGCAAAGAGTGGTGCAGTGAAGCTGGTTGATCGCTTAGAATTCTCGACTAATAACTTCTCACCTGATACAATCAAGGGTTGGGAGAGATAAGTGTATAAATAATAGTCTAGGTAAAGATTTAATTAAAGAATGGAAAAGATAACTATGATCAAAGGATTTAAACAGTTTAATGAAGAGAAGTCAAAGTCAGTTGTGTTTACTTTTGGTAGATTCAATCCACCGACTACTGGGCATGAGAAACTTCTAATTAAAGTTGCATCATTGGCCATTGGAAATGACTATAAGATATTTGCTTCACAAACAAATAATCCAAAGAAAGACCCTCTTCAATATAAGGAGAAGGTAATGCTGATGCGCAAGATGTTTCCGAAACATGGAAGAAACATTGTCCTTGAACCAAATGTGAAAAACGCAATTGATGCTCTTGTTTATCTTTATGATCGAGGCTACACGAAAGCGACAATGGTTGTTGGTGCTGATAGAATTTCCGATTTTAAGACACTGTTGAATAAGTATAATGGTGTTAAAGCCCGCCACGGCTTTTATGAGTTTACAGATGGTATCTCAATCGTATCTGCGGGTGATCGTGATCCAGATGCTGATGATGTTTCTGGAATGTCTGCCTCTAAAATGAGAGCAGCTGCAATCGCAGGAGACTTTCAATCCTTTGCAAATGGTCTTCCAAAGTCATTTGGAGATAAGTTAGGTGTATTCAATCTTCTTCGGAAGAGAATGGGCCTAAAAGAGATGAACAACTTCCGCAAACATGTTGAATTAAAGACCACAGATATTCGTGAAAGATATATCGCCGAAGAGGTGTTCCTTGTTGGTGATAGATTCTTAAATCTAAATGGAGAGATTCTAACTGTCACCGAAAGACGTACAAACTTCATCGTTGGTTCGGATGATAAGAAATACTTCCTCAATAAGATTGTTGAGATGAAAGACGAGACCACCATCACTGAAACATCAAG